TCGTCGAAGATGTGACCGCAGTCGTCGCATTGTAACATCATTTTTTCGTCCACCTCTTTTTCTCGATCTCGCGCACAACGTGGCGCGGCTGTTTGATGAGTATCAGCTGTTTCTGCTTCTGGTAGTGCTCGGCTTCGTTCTGTCCCTCGAGGACGGCTCGCCACTCTTGGTATCGTTCGCACCTCCCGTGGCAACCCTGAACACGTTCTTCGCACTTATAGCACGGCGGATTGTTTCTAACTCGTTTTCGTACTGTCTCCTTGAGCATTTCGATTTCCTCAGGTGTTTGATGAAGTCCTTGGCCGGAAAGCATAGGCTCTTGCAGGTCTTCTGCTTGCACTCGCGGCAGGGATTAAACATGGCCGCCTCCGAGATCGAGCCGGAGCTGGCCCGGGAGCTCTCGCTCCTCTTCCTGCCGGCGCGCTTTGTACTCGTTGTAGAGCTTGCGGTACTCGTAGCTTTTCCCGAAGATGGCCCAGGCTGCCTGCGTGACCTTCGGCTCGTACTTGCCTATCATCTCGAGATCCTCGACGGCTCGGTAGCTGATCGGGCAGCCGCAGCAGCCGGTGCGCTTCAGGCCGTAGACCTCATAGGCGTCGGAGTAGCGGATGCCGTAGGTCTCCTTGTACCACTCCTTGTCCTTGTCGCTGACGTAGTACAGAGGCTTGAACCTGAACTGGCCGTTGGCCGTTTCCGTAAAGCAGAGCGCGGTGTTGTCCTTGCGTGGGACTGACCTCATGCCGCCCTCGTCTCGGCGCTCGCCCGTGATTATCATTTCATAGTCCTTCTGGACCGCGTGAGCGACCTGCTTCTTGCAATAGTCGCAGCACTTCGCGCTGATCTGGAAGTCCGGCGGATACTCCGCGATGAAGTCGCGCATATACTTCGAGGAGTTGATGACCAGTTGGATGTTCGGTCTCGGCTCGCCGGCTGCGTTGCAACAGCAGAGGAAGTTGATGACCGACTCGCAGCCAGGATACCTTTCCTTCAGCTCCTTCCGCTTCGCGGCCTTATCTTCCGCCTGGTCGTACTCGTCTGCTATCGAGAGAGGTATGCCCTTGCGCTGCCAGTCTCCGAGGCCCTGGCTCATTATCTTCGAGACGAACGGGACCCCGTAGGTCTTCGTGGCCTTTACGATGTTTATCTTCGGCCGGACCGTCTCAATCTCGACACCGTACTTCTCGGCCGTCTCTTTGACGTGGTCCTTGATGGCCTGCATCTCGAGCCCGGTGTTGAAGAAGACGTACTTGACCTTCGGAAGTGACGGTATGATCTGCCGCGCCTTTTCGATGAGGTCGATCATGATGTCGCTGTCCGAGCCGCCGGAGTACGAGCAGATCGCGTTCGGGTGCTGCTTCAGCCTGGTCATAATGATGCCGGTGATGGCGCTGAACTTCATCGGAGCATCATAGTCCGCGTATTCTGGCCGGTCTGTGTAGACCCGGCTCCTGTATTCCCCCTTCGCGTCTCTCATGACATTCTCCTTCCTGGTCCTCCCGAAAACGTCCCGGTCTTGATGTCGTAGAAGTACAGCCCGTGCTTTATGGCTGCCTCGCGCTCGACCTTGCAGCCCATGCTCTTGACCCACCCGGGCAGCTGGCAGATGGCGTCGCACCTGGCCAGATACTCCAGGTCGATGGCCATGCAGGTGTCGTAGTTGATGTCCGAGATGAACCTACGGAGCATCGCCGGGTTGACGTAGGTGTGGCCGTCCGCCTTGATGGCCGAGGCTGCCTCCGCGAAGCGCTCCTCGTAGTCGGCCGTGCCGGTGATCGGGCCGCTGATGTAGATCCTCATACAATGCCCTCCTCTCGCGCTTTATACATGGCATATCTGTCTCGGGCGATCTTGACGATTTTGTCAGCTTCTGCTGGATATGCCCATACGATCGCGACCGTCTCGCCGAACATGTTCTTGGTAACGATTATCCCGTCTTCTGGGACACCTTCTTTGAAAGACCAATAATACCGGCTTACCTTTCCTTTTTCAGGGTCGAACTCATAAGGAATGCGCTTGCCCTCATAAGGCACCGCTGACAGGTCAATCATCGGCAAGACATAGTATTGGTCGTACGCGCCGATCTTGCCTTCGTTTCGCCGTTTGCAGTAGGCTTCTGCTTCTGCTTCGGTTTTGAAGTATCCGATCACGTCCCAATCTGAATACTCGCCTGTAAAAACTCCGTATATCATGCTTTTCCTCCCTTGAGCGCCCTGGCTCTCGTTTCCTTGAAGCGGCGCTCCCACTCTTCCGGCTGCAGCTTCTCCGGGTTCCAGATCTGGTTGACGAACTCGACCCTCTTCCACTGGATCTTGCCGTCCTTGCTGATGAGGCACTCGCGCCCGTTCTTCCAGATCGGCGCCTGGTGAAGCTCCTCATTCTCGGTCTTGCCGCCCTGCTTGACGCGCAGCCATCTGATCTCGTTGATGATGTTCTTGGTCGTCGGGAACTTCTCGTTCTCGTTCGTCCACTTGTTGAACGCCTCAAGGACCTCCTGGTCCGTGTACGTCTTGTACGTCCTGAAGAGCTCCTTGATCTTGTTGCGTTTCCACTGCTCGTCCACCCCCGGCTTTATCACGAGCGGCCATGCCGCGCCGAGGTATTCGTACAGCTGTACCGCGCCCTGCTGTGTCATGTCTCCTCCTCCATTTCCCCGAAAGCTTCCGCCGCGATCTCCTCGATGGTCTTCTCGCGTCTCGGCTGCCGCCCTCCCCAGCGCTGCTGGTTCTTGGCGAACTGCCGGACCATCGCTGGCAGGTTCTTGATGATCTGGCCGTGGTTGATGGCCCATAGGTTGACCTCGTCTATCAGCTCGTCGACCCGGCCCTGGCCGAACTCCTGATCTAAAAGCTGACGCTCTTTGAGAGAGAGATCCGGCAGCGCCACCGGCGCCTCATTATCACTATCATTCTCTCTCTCATTGTCAGGTTCATTGTCATTATCATTATCATTATCATTATCATTATCAGCTTGATTTGCTTGCTTTTGGTTGCTTTTGCTTGCTTTTGCTTTAGCTGAGGCCAGGCCGCCACGTCTTCCATACTCGGCCCTCCTGCGACAGATCTCTTGGTACTTCTCGTCAGCTCGGTCCATTTGGTTTGCTATGAACGAGAAGACCACGTCCGTCAGGATGTCGAGCTTCTCCGGCTCTTCCTCCATGGCGTGCTGCATGATGGCCGTGAAAAGTCTGCCGCGCTGCTCCATGTCCAGCTTTTGAACGACCGGCCAGACCTCGGTGTATAAAATAAAACTCTTTTTCATGTTGTTACCTCAGCAGGTCGATGATGGTCTCGGCCGCTTCTTCGGGCCGGCAGAACATAAACACGCAGCCGTACCGGCTCTCGATCGTGCGCATCGCCTTGGCCAGGCGTGGCCCCTGGATGCACTTCGGAGAATACTCGGTCCGAGGGTTCACCCAGGCCGCGACGTCGTCGATAGTCTCGTAGGGCTCCTCGCACTCCACGAGGATGTAGAGCTGCGTGCCTATCTCCTGGGCCAGCTTGACCTCGCGGATGAACCTCTGGTGCTCTTCCCTGGTGCCTCCGATGTTCTGCGCGATCTCGGCCATGTTCTCCTTGGTGTCGACTATTTTCGACAGGCTCGGCATCAGCGCGTAGTCGCCGACGACCAGCTTGCACCTGATGAGCTTCACGGAGTGCTCGGCCCACCAGGCGTGCTTGGTCTCGTGTTTGTTCTTCTGTTGACGGCTGTCTTCGATCAGGATCATGGCTTAGAACGGCACATCCTCATCGCTGAGCGGTGTAAAGCCTGCCGGGACGGCGGAAGTGCTGGTGGTGCTCTCCTTGAGCTTCTTCAGCTCTGGGACCTTGAACTCGCCCTTGCGGACCTTTTCGGCCGGCAGACAGCTGGCGATGCGAGTGCGCTCCTTGACGTTTCCGTCGTTGGCCTCGTACTCCTCGTAGCCGATGGTGACGCCGAGGACCTTGCCGATCAGGAGCTGTTCATTGAAGCCCTTCTCGATCTGCTCGGTGAACTTGGTGTTGTTGCTGTCGTCGACCGCGTTGATAAACGCCTTGAACATTCCGAGTGCCTTTTCCTTGTAGCTCCTGATGAAGCTGTGGCGGTAGACGTGCTCCGCGTCCTCGTTGGCGTAGCGGCCCTTCTCCGGGCCTTCTGCGATGTCATAGACCACGCGCAGGTACTGCAGGTCGTCCTTGTCGGTCACGTCCGTGATCTTGATGACGTAGCCGCCCGGAGCGAGCCTTTCGAACTCGCCCGAGGCTGTTGCTTCGTTGTAGCCTTTTAATGGTTTCATTTCGTGTCTCCCTTTCCGTATGTCTCGACGAACTCCTTCGCGTCAGCGAAGCGCATCTTCTCGGCGAGCTTCTGGCCGTATGCGTTCACGATGAACGTGGTCAGCTCCCAGCCGCCCTCGCGGCCGCCGGCGTGCGGTATCTGCCGCTTGAAGCTCTCGATGGTCCACGGAGTGCCCTCCGCGCTGTAAGTGATGACGGTCGAGCCGTCAGCGTTGACGATCTTGCCGGTCTTCTTCCAATCAAGCATCGTTTTCTACCTCCTCCATTTTTCTCACGAGCGTAACGATGGCGCGGACTTCGCGTGTCACGTCAGCTTCGCCCTCGGCGCTGTCGACGATCACGCCTATGGCATCCAGGGCTGCTGCCTTGAATGCGAGCCTTGAGATCATGTCCCCGACGGGGTCTTTCGGCGCCGGCTTCGGGACCGGCTCGGCCTTCGATGCCTTTGCCTTCTTCTCTTTCGGCAGGTACTGCCCCGGGACCTTCTCACCAGCCTCCAGCAGTATCTTCACGATGTCCTGCTTGGAGCAGACGTTCTCGTCCGCCAGGATCTCGATCTGCTTCATAGGCGAAGCTGCCTGTTTATATTCGGCGACTATCTCGCCAGGTGTCATGATCATGGTGCCTCCTTGATTTCCTCGATAAAACCGTTGATAAACCTCGCGGAGACCGGAACGTCGCAGAACTCATCGCCCTTGGTCCCGACTATCACGAAGTCCCCGAAGATCGGGATGCCGGCTATGCGGCAGTTATATGGCAGCCCTTTCGGGATGCCTTCCTCGTTGCAGATCAGGACCACGCCCGGATGCCCTTTTTCTTCTTTGAAGAGGCTGACCGTCTCGATGTAGCCCCCGACGTACCTCTGGAAGTTTTCCAGGTCGTTCGAGATGCTTGAGGTATATGCGTCCTGACGGTCCACGCGCTTGAATATTGCTTTGATGCGAATGGCCATCACTTCACCCCCCAATATTCCCTGATAGCCTCATCTACCGCTTTGAGGTCGTTCGGTATCTCGACGGCCTCGAACATCCCCTCCGGGGACTTGGCCGTGCTCTGCCCGTTGGCCTGCGTGTAGAACTTCTGGTCATCGCAGTACAGGACCACGTCGAAGCAGCCCTCGATCACGAGCTTCTCGTCGAGCATCTTGCCGACCGTCTTCGCCTTCTCGCGGCCTCGCTCATCCACCTCGCTGTGGTGCAGGAAGTAGACGATCTTGTCCGGCTGCGGCGTCTCGTTAATGTAGTGGATCAGGTCGCGGAAGTTGACCGCGATGTCCGTGAACTTGTTGTAGCCTGACTCCTTCGCTCGATCGAACATCTCGTTGACCAGGAGGTACTGCGAGTCGTCGATGACGATGCTCTTGACCGTGGCCCTCTCGATGAGGTCCTCGAGCCACTCGTATTTGCGCTGGTTCTCCAGCTTCGGGTTGTCCTTGATGCCGAGATCCTTCGGGATCTTCACGACCTTGATGTCACTCTTAAACGGCAGGCGCCCTTTTTCTACGCTGATGACGCCCACCTCTTCCGGCTTGAAGTTTTTGATGCTGTAGGTCTTGCCGGACCCGGACCTCCCCATAATCAGTACGGGAATTGCCATTTCGTTCTTCTCCTCTCGTTGCTATTCCTCGTGGCGATAGATTTGCACGCCACCTTTGTTCGTGCCGATCAGCTCCACCGGCTCCGCTGCCTCGATCTCCACGAAGCTCGCGTCCTCGTAGATCACCGGGCCGTCTTCGGCGATGATGGTCACCTTCATTCCTCGGCCTCCTGGCTTTTAGCTTTTGCTATCAGCTCGGCCCTTTTGGCGTCTTCTGCTGCCTTGAGCTCGTCGGTCACGTTCTTGTACCAGGTCGGCCTGATGGCCTTGAGGTATGCGCAGACCGCGTTGTCGTCGAGCATCGCGCCGTTCCACTTGTAGTCCATCGTCCCGAAGATGATCTCGAGGAGCCCGAGGAACTCCGTTTCTGCGACGACCAGGTCGCGGTACTCGTCGACTGGGATCTCGACCGTCAATGTTTTTTCGTCTTCCATGTTCTTCTCCTTTCTGTTACAGCTTGAGCATCAGCGCGATCCAGGGCGCCGTCATCAGCGCGCCGAAGAGCAGGATCTGGCCCCAGGTCGCGCCATCAAAATACTTCTGTCTCAGTGTCTTCATTTTGGTTCCCTCTTCTTGGCTGCGATCTCGTCAATGACGAACTGCAGCATCTTGTTCTGTGCAGGCTCGGCCTGCCTCATGTACTTGACCGAGAACTCGCTCGGCCTGATCTTCAGCGCCTCGGCCACCTCATACAGCCGGACGCCCTTGGCTTTTGCGTAGGTCTTGATCTCTGCGTTCAATCCTGGCTCACCTCCCTTGTCTCGACCTCGATGGTCCCGTCGAGGAGTCCCTGATAGAAGTGCTCGCAGCACGGGCTGTTCATGCCCCTGATGCCGTTCACGATCTCGCAGCGCGTGTACTTCACGTTGCCCTTGGTCGGATGGACCCATAACGGGCATTCGATGCACTTGTGGCGGACGCCGATCAGCTCGAACTCGTCCTCGACAGTCTCCGGGATGAGCGTCTGCACTTCGCTGATGATGTACGCGCAGAAGCCCAGGCCGTGATTGAACTGGAGCTCGTACTTCGTGCGCTGCTTATCGAGCGCCGCCAGCTCCTTGTTCAGCCTGGACTCGAACTCCTCGGCCGTCTGGGCCACGATGATCTTGGTCCTTTTTCCTCCTTGCGTTCTCATTAAAAAATGGCCTCCTTTCTTGGAGACCATCATACTCGACGGGGTGCCCTATTCAAATGCGCTTAAGTGCTGAGTATCGATATTTTAGGAACTGTTGCGCATTATCCGGGCCTGTCGGAGGTGGCCTCCTGCTGACATTATAACTCCCCCACTCCGCGCAGTCAATAAATTATTATTATTATTTTTCGCTGTTTCCTCAAATAAAAAAAGCCCCCGGCGTAATTGCCGGGAGCGGTCTTGGGGGAACCTCAAAGCGTGGGATGCGCTTATGAGCATTATTGAGCATTGATCCAGCGCTGGAGCGCGGTGACTGTTCCGGGACCTGCACTGTGGTCGATGAGACCGGTGTAGTATCCGAGATCCTTCAGGCGCTGCTGAAGTGCTCCGACGAACTCGTAGCCGGCATAGCCATCCTGAGTGATACCGAGCCAGCCCTGCATGGCCCTGATCACGGCCGAGCCGCCCAGGTAGAACGGCCAGCTCTTAAAGGACCAGGAGCTCACCGATGCGTTGGCCAGGTACTTGCGGTTGCTGTTCGGCTGGCGCGACACGATGGCGTCGAGGCTCGTGCATCCGAAGATGTCCTGGAGGGCGTAGGTCGTCTCCCTGCCCCACCATCCATCTTCAGCGACTCTCTGCGGCTTCGGTTCGGGAGGAGTCGGCTGCGTGCCGTAGTCTATCCAGGGCAGCTTGCCGTGTCCAGTCCAGGATCGCGAATTGTAGCCAGGCTTGTCGCTGATGTTGGCGACTGCGGTGACCTGGACCCCGTCGGACCAGGATGGCGTGCACTCGATTGCGAGGCCGTCGCCGATGTAAACGCCGCAGTGTTCTCCGTTGAGATGGAGCCACTCGCCTGGAGCGATACCATCCCAGATGTAGGTTGAATAGTCGGAGCACATCGCCGTGATGGCGTTGATGGTCGTGTCAGGCACGTCGTTGGCCTGATAGCGCGCTCCGCCATACTGCGCAGAAGTATCTGCGGACCAGTCCCAGAGGATACCCTTTATGAGGCAGACGCAGTCGAACAGGAACGTGTCGTCGCTGGCCATCTGGATCTTCCTGGCGCGTGCGGCCGAGGCGCCGCGTGAGTAGCGCTCGCGGTTGTTGCCCCACCCTGCCGGAGCTCCGAAGGCTCCGTTGGCGTAGAGCGTCTTGTTGCCGAGTGCCAGGTTTAGCTTTTCGATGAACTCGGCCGATGTCATAACGTAGCTCATGTCACACCTCCATGTCTTCTTCGGGTATGCCGGCGAGGCTCGTTAGCAGAGAGAGAAGCCCTGCGAGGACCGAGGCCGAGCCGACCATTATCCAGTTGATGTCGGACAGTACGGCAGCGGTCCCGATGGACGCGATGGCCGTCTGTGCGATGGTGCGGAGTGCGCGGATGCCGGCAGCCTTCCACCACTTTTTCCAGTCTCTTTTCATATTTTGCCTCCTGTTGGTAAACGAAAAAACGCCCGTTTTGAGCGTTCTATGTTGCGGTCGATAAAATAGTCAACCCTGCTATAAAAAGTCGCTGTATCGGCCGATTTTCGGCCTTCTCGCCCTATTCTCTCGGCTCTTTCGCCATCGCATCTGCGAGAAGCGAGTCGGCGTACCCGTCTCCGCCTATCTTCTTGTAGAGCGCGTACGCTTCTTGGAGCCGCTTGGTCTGGTCGTGCGTCCTGAAGCCCTGAGCGACCACTTTGTCGGACTGTCTCTCGATTGCTTCGAGGAGCAGTATGCGGTAGATTTTGCGCTTGCCCGTGAAGTAGTCCCAGAGCTTGTCAAAGACCTTGACGAGTAACGAGCTCCCGAGGATCGCTATCCAGAGCTGTTCGTTGGTTATCAATTCGTACATCTGCGAGCCTCCTATCCTGCGAAGACGGAGAAGTAGGACGTGCCGGGCTGGTCGGTGGTTATGGTCAGGTAGGTGCCTGAGCCTGAGAGCCCGAGCGCGGAGCTTGTCCACGCGCTGTTGGTTATAAGGTTTCGAGCGGTGAGCGTGCCGTTGTCGCAGGTGAACGCGATCGCGACGCCGCCGACGTTCTGGACTACGCCGAAGAGTATGCCGCCCCAGTAGCCCGTGTTGTTTCCGACATAGAGGACGACGGGGTTGCTTGGGTCGACGGCTTGGTCGGTGTAGACGTGCTTCGAGATTTCCGCCGCGCCTTGCACCTTGAATGAGTTAGCCGCTGTGAGCAGGCCTGATACGCTGACGCCTCCCTGAAAGTCGTTGTGGGTGTCCCGGCTGGTGTCTGCCCGGTCGTAGAACATCGCGTTGGTCAGGCTGGCGATCGCGAGCTCGAGGTAGTTATATCCTCCGCTTGCCCACGGTGATAGACTGAACGCAGAGCCCCACGAGCCGCTTGCCTTTAGCTGTCCGAAGATGCTTGTCGGGCTGATGCCGATATAGGTCGACCCGTCTGCACTTCCGCTGGCGTATGAGATGCCCGTGTCGCTGATGCTGACGTTCGGCGCCTGTATGCCGTTGACGTCTATAGTGAACGGCCCGAGCGTACCCTTTGTGGTCGTGAACTCGCCTGTGTCGAGGTTCCAGCTGTTGTCGCCTGTTTCGTCGGTGAGAAGTCCGGCGCGTATCCTGTTTGCAACCATCGTTCCGGCTGTTATGAAGTCCGCGTTGAGGTGTCCGTCAATCGTCCACGCGTTGGCGTATGTCGCGCCTCCGTCCGTGGAGAAGCCGATGCCGTTCTGGTTCAACCTGATGATGTTCGTGGCTGTGCTCTCGTCTGCCGTGTCCATTATCAGCATTTCCGAGGGCGTTCCGTCGCTGAGGTACTTGTATTTGATGTAGCCCCCGAAGCCTCCGCTGATGAGCTCCGTTGCCCTGTCGATCGCGCCTTTCATCATCGTCTTGGACGGTACCATCGCGACTGCCGGCTGTACGACGTCCTCGCTGATTTGCTGTGCGAGGCTCGTCTTCGGCTCGCCGAGCTCCATCGAGATATAACGCTCCCGGAGCGTGTCGTATGTGACCTTGATGCACTTCGCCGTGGCTGTTATTCCGCGCTTCGTGTAGATGATATGCACGGTGTCGCAGAGGTACACCCTTTCGAGGTTGGCGACTGCCTTGTATTCCTCCGTCTGCCAGAGCTGAACGAAGTCGATTTTGAGGTTTTCCTTGAGCGTGTAGTTGCTGGAGCTGTCCACTCGGCTCTGGGCTTTCGCTTCGAGCTGGACTGTGGTCGGTGCTTCGTCCCACGCGTCCGACAGATCGAGAGCGATTGTCCTCCCCTCGGTCTCGCCTGTCCTTACGACTGTATGGTCGAGGCTGACCGTGGTCTCGCCGTCCGTCCAGAACGGCACGACGGCGTTGTAGACGTTGCTGGCGTCGAGCTCCCTGTCGAGGCTTGCGAGGTTCTTGCCGTACCTGATCTCCACGCCCCTGTCCGCTCCCCTGTTCAGGTAGAGCTTCACCGTGAGCATATCGAACTGATACTCGCCCTTGCCGTAGACGTCGAGGAGCGAGCCCTCCGAGCCGCCGAGCACTGCCCTGACGCTCTTCGGCACGTCCAGCGCGAAGTCTGCGGTCACGCTCTTATCCGTCCAGAACGTGAACGGGTTTGTGTTGATGCTCTCGGTGGAGAGCTTGGAGACCGCCTCCGCGCACGAGCCTGCCGTGAACGGCTTTAAGATGATGTTGTTCAGCGCGTAGCTGATGTGCCACGCCCGAACAGTCGCCCAGCCCTCCAGCTCCTCGGCGACGCTGTATATCTGGAACGCCTGAGGAGTGCCGGAGTTGTCGTGCGTCGCGAAGATGTAATTTCCAGCCACGAGGCTGTTCATCAGCTTGCCGCCCGTGGGGTATTCCAGAAGAAGCTCGTACTGCCCGTTTCGCTCCTCGGTGACTTCACATCTGCGAGCCTCCGCCAGCCTGCCGATGCCGTTGCTGGTGAAGCTGGTCTCGGTGCTTGCGTAGAGTATCGGCGTCATAGTATCACCTCTTTTTCGTTCCTCTGCTCGATCACAGTATCCACCACCTCGGTGTGACGTCCAGCTTGGTGACGCCGACCATCAGGACGTAGTTATCTCCGGGCACCAGCTCGGGGTAGTCGTTGCCGCTAAAGCTGACGTATGCGTTCATGTTCTCGCCCTCGTAGTAGCACTCCTGAAGCTCGCAGTCTATGTCGATGTAGGGCTTGTCGTGGTTGGCTATCGTGACCACGTTGTCGTTGATGCGGAACGTGCCGATGCCGTATGCTCTGATGAGCGGCTTGGCGTTGAACGGTGAGGGGTTGTTGAAAACCGTAGCTCCCGTGATCGTAACCGTGACGTCTCCCGTGTCGGCCCAGATATTGTTCTGACCGATGAGGCGCTCGACCTCTTCCGCCGTAAGCTGAACTGTGGTCGGGGTGGCGAGCTTATATACCACTTGAGAGCCTGTCGGTGGCGTGACACCTTCCGCATATACCGCTCTGTCGCATATCCAAGTGCTTGGTAGAGTTTCTCCTGCATAGCTTGCGATGTTGACATCGGTAATCGTCAGCACCCCCGTAGTGACATCGAGCGTGCCGCCGTAGACTGTGCCGACTGTGTCCTGCCATGTGATGTCGGTAATCTTGATATCCTCATCGGAGATAAACACACTCGGGGCGCACCTATAGGCGTGGTACGCGTTGTACGTGCTCACGTAGCCACTCGGGTTGACAACCCACGCACTGTTCGCGCCGTAGCGGTTGGCCGAACGCCGCCAGCAGTACTGCGCACTGGTAGGTGCATTGAGTGCATATTTGATAAGCCTGGGATATGTCGAGTCTTGTGCGGCCGGAGTCGTTCTTCCGAGCAGTCTCTTGTAGTATTCCCAGTAGGATCCTTCTTTGCCGGAGAACTGAGGCGTGACATACATCTGCTCGAGCGAGGAAAGGAACACTCTGTCATAGGTCACGTCTTCGACGTTGTTGTCGGCATTGCATGCGACTGTTACGACCTTGATCGGCTTGAAGTAGTTATAGACCTCCGCGCCGTAGCCATAGAGGAATCCTGCTTTTGCCATGACCGTTGCGTCCGGTCTGTCCCAGGGATTGGCCACTGCGTACCATCCGGACTCTGTAGTCGCATTGAGATACTGTCTAAGGAAGCTCTGGCTCCATCTGTTGTATCCGTAGACGATTCTCTGAGGCGCGTTGACTCTTCCATTGGTTTTACCGACATCTGTGGAGTCTGTCGAACCGAGATTTGTGCCGCTTGTTCCATTAGATGTAGTTCCTGTATCCTTGGATGTCGTGCTTCCTTTTGCATAAAGGTTCCAGGCTCTTCCGTTTGTCGGATCGTTGGCCGCGTTTGTTCCGCAGTTAATTACAAGTTGGTCACCATTGGACGGGGCAACATTTAGAGTAAACTGTATATGCTTTGAAGTCGACCACCCTGTGCCATACGCCATCCCGATGCCGATATTAAATGTCCCTGCGCCCTCTGTGCCGTCAAAATAGCAGATTGCTTCGGGTTCATCAAACGGCACCCCGAAGGGAATTACCTTGTCCCACTCGAAGAATGCGCCGTGAACTGATGTGCCACCCTCAAGTTCCTCGTCCGAAACCGAACAAAGATTCATTTCGGGATTGTAATTTGTGTTGCCGTCTTTCCACGGAATGACGAGTCTGCCATTAGATGCCGATACTGCAAACTTTGAATTAAGTATGTGCGCTTTGTCGAATCCGAGGATTGCTCTCACATTCGTTGGCGAAGGGTCGAGTCCGTTTCCTATCTGCGTGGGCGTGATCTCTGCCGTCAGACCCGTTATCTCGTCCAGCGCATTTGCCGTGAAGGTCGCCACGTTTCCCGTGTATTCCGTCGACGGGTTCGCCGTGATCTCCGTGTCCTCCTCGCCGCTCGTGAGCCACCTCTGCGGCTTGCAGTCAAAGGTCAGCGTATAATACCCGTCCTTGTTCAGCCGCTTCGCCGTCGGAGCCTCCGGCACGACAAAACGCCCGAGGCGGAAGTGCCCCGGGTCGTTGCTACATTCTATTCGCTGATACCCCTCGAGGCTCGCCAGCCAATTCACTATCGCGTCGAACTCGGCCGGGAAGGTGTTCTTTTCAAACACCGGGTAGCTGATGAGGACGTTGTCGAACGTGCCCTCGTCTATTATCAGCGCGCCGTTCCGGCCGGGTATGTTCTGCCTCGTCACCCTCTTGGCCGGCTTGTTAAAGCTGACGGCTGCGTCTACATAGATCCCGCTCAGCGTTGTTCCGTTGATTTTCAGTGTGTTCATGCCCATGCCTTTCCGGCTCTCGCCATTTCCTGTGCCAGCTTCTCGCCGATCGTATTCGCCAGCGCGTCGTAGTCGTCAACGTTTCCGTTGATGGTGACCGGGACCGTGATGTTGATGCCGCCGGCCTGTCCGAGCATATTCTTCAGCGCGCTCTCGCCGATCACGACCTCGCGGCCGGCTTCGCCGCCTCCGAGGAGTTTCCCGTCCTGCATTCCGAAGATCGTCGGATGATCCAGGACCATGCCGTGCTCCATCGCCTTGGCGTACCAGTTGATGCCCAGGCTCGGAATGCTGCCCTTTAAGAGGTCACCGAGTTTCCAGCCCGGCGGATTGATCGCGAAGTGCGGCAGCTTGATGTGCGGCAAGCTCACGCTAAAGTTGAAGAAGCTCTTGATCTTCTCGACGGTCTCCCGGATCTTCTCCTTGGCCGCCTCGATCGGAGCCGTTATCTTCGCCTTTATGTTCTCGAAGATCTCGCCGGCCTTGGTCTTGATGGCCTCCCATTTCTGGATGATGCCGTTCTTCATGTCCTCGAACGTTGCCTTGATCGCCGCCCAGAGCGCCGCTGCCTTCTCCTTGATCTCCTCCCAGTGGTTATAGAGATAGACCCCGGCTGCCACGAGCAGGCCGATCGCGATCACAATGCCGCCGATGGTTGCTATCATAGGCAGCATTGAGATGTTCAGCGCGGCCGCCAGCCCGGTCAAAGTCGATATTAGTCCGAGCAGCGGAGATATGGACGCCACCAGTCCGAGGATCGCGAGGATGACCGTCTGGGTCGTTCCGTCGAGGTTTGCGAACCACGTCAGCACACTGCTGACCAGTGTTATCAGTTTTTCGAGTGCCGGAAGTAGTGACTCGGCCAGCGCAGATCCGGCGCTTGCGAACGACTGCGCAGCCGATGCCTTGAGCTTCTGGAGCTCGTCATTGAACTTCCCGGCGCCTTCGACCGCGTCCTGCCCCATTATCAGTCCGGCCGCTTCGGCCTCGTCTCCGAGTGCCTTCAGCTTGGCTCCGCCGTCGTCTACGATGCCGGCCATCTCCATCGCACTCTTGCCGAAGAGCTCCATCGAGAGCGTGTCGCGCTCGGTCTCGTTCTCGACCTTGCCGAGTGCTTCGAGGGTGTCATACCAGACGTCCACTGCGCTGCGCAGGGACCCGTCCTGGTTCCTGATCGCCACGCCGAGCTTGTCGAACGCCTTATTCTCGGAGCCCATCTGCTTCGTCAGCTTCTGTATGCTCCCGGTCATCGTGTCGTATGACACGTCCACGAGCTCGACCGCGTATTTGAGTTTCTGCAGCTCCTCAACAGAAAAGCCCGTCACGTTGCTGGTCGTCAGCAGCTCGTCTGCAGTGTCGCTCGCCGATACGGCCATCGCGACCATACCAGCTGCGGCCACGCCGGCAGCCGTGCTCAGGCCCCGGGTCTTCTCCGACAGCTGCCCGGTCTTGACGCTGAGGCTCTCGAGCGCCGGGCTGCAACTCTTGTACTGCTTCTCGAGATCCTTGAGGCTTGCGGTCGTCTCGACCAGCTCACGCTGCAGAAGGTCCTGCTGGCGCCGGTTCTCTTCGGTATCGCCGGCCTTCTTGGCCTCTTCGAGTGCCTTCTTCAGCTCTTCCTGGCGCTGCCTGGTGTTCTCGACTGCTTTGCCCAGGAGCTCCTGGCGCTGCCTTAAAAGGTCAACGTTCGAGGGGTCCAGCTTCAGCAGCTTGTTGACGTCCTTCAGCTCCGCCTGTGTGTCCTTGAGGACCTTGTCGACCGCTTTGAGGCTCTCTTGTAGCTTTGTAGAGTCGCCTCCGATTTCGATCGTTATGCCCTTAATACGGTTGGCCATACGTCCTCCTAAAATCTATCAAAGTCCGCCTGAGTCGCGATCGTGTCGTACTCGGCGTCATCGTTTGCTTGTTCGATCATCATGTCGTAGATCATGCCGACGTCCAGGACTTCGAGATCCTGCATCGTTAGACCTAACAAAACGCACCGCAACAGAAAAAGCCCCGTGGTTAGCGGCCTATCTGTTGCGGCTGTTCTTTTTTTTGGGTCACCGTCGGAGCCTGGCTTGCCACCCAAAGGGAGACGAGCTCCGGCAGCACCTGGTAGATGGAGAACATCTCGAAGCCATCAAGCCACTCGTCCGGCGTGTCCGGGATGCCCGGGTCCGCCTGCTTGGCCATCGTAAACGCCAGGTTTTCAAAAACCGTCAGGGTTTCCGCTGTTAGCGTCTGCTCTGCGTTCGTCTCCTTCTGGAGCTTCTGGAAGTCCATGAGGAGGTCACGCCCGAAGCGCGCCCTGTACTGCCTGATCGTGCCGGCTGTTGCTTTGAATGCGACGGTTTTGCCGTCTATGGTGATAGCTTTTTCCATGATGTTCCCCCCTGTTGTTTAAGATACTGTCACGACTGCGCTGAACCAGGCGCTGTATGCGGTGGTCGCGGACTGTGGGCAGCTTGCCTTGACTACGGTGTCGTTGAGTCTCGGCAGTGCAGTGATGTTGAGTGTCTCGGTCTGCGGCTCGATGCTGGCCTCCTTGGTGGCGCCAGCTACGTCCGGACGGCTTGCGATGCACCTGAAGAGTGCGTGCCTGGTGGCCTTGTCGTCGCCCTCGAACTGGAACAGGAGCGCGAACTCCTTCGATGCCACGTTGGCGTGCTCGATGAAGACGCCGGCGCTGTTCGTGGTCTCAGCGAGGACTGCGGTCTTGAAGCTATCCGGCAGGAGTGCCACTTCAAGCGTGCCGCTGTAGCCGTTGTTGGACTCGGAGACGAAGTATTCGACGTTGTCCGCGTAGAATACGTTGCGCTCTCCTTCGGCAGACAGAGAGAGGTTGACGCCTCCGGGTATCTGCACCGGGGACGCATAGGTCAGGGCTCCGCCCGTGCCTGCGGTTGCGACCGCATAGTACACGTTCGAGAGGCCATACTTGATTTTGTTGCTCATCTTGTCTCCTAACTATCCTCACTCGCGGCCGTCTCCGGCTCGATGAGGATCTCCGTCTCGTAAAGTGTTTGGGACATATTCTCCGAGCCGATGAAGTCGGCCGTCTTCTCCCATACGAGACCAGCTTCATCCAGGACGGCTTCGAGTGCCGCCTCGGTGGCGAAGTCTCGTGGGTTGGCGTAGAGCTCTACGTTGAGCGCCTCCCTGCGTTTGTAGACCTTGTTGTCGGCCGCGATGTTGCGGCTGTT